AATGACAATCTTTGGAAAGGCTCTTGTGATGCTAGCTGTTGAGTTGCTCTTTGTGCATCAAACACATTTTGTCTTTGTTGCTGTGCTAAAGCTCCTGCTTGTTGCAATTGTGCAACATCTTGACCATACAATCCTTGTTGCAATTGTCCTAGTCCAGCTTGTTGGCCACCAAGGGCTGCTAATTGCTGACCAACATTGAACTGTCTGCCTTGCTGTGATTCAAAGGATTGCTGTGCTGTTTGCTGTGCTTGTTGGAAATTTCTTGATAAGTCTTCAAAGATACGTCTTGATTTAATGTCTTGTAAGTTTCTAGCCATTTCAGCATTTTGTATACCTTGACGTTCTGTGCCAAAAGCTCCTGCACCGACAGCTTGTGCATCTACACCTTGCTGTTGTAATTTTGCTTGTCTATCTAATTCTGCTAGAGCATCTTGTGTTACCGCTTGTTGATAAGGATCCATGTAAGCCTGTATACCTTCTGCGGTTGGAGCAAACATTCTAGCTGCGCCTCTTGTAGCTTGTATACCTTCACCTATACTTTGTCCTGCTTGATCTAAAAAAGGTTGATATTGACCAATACCTTGTTGTGCCATACTCAAGGCTTGTTGTTGAGCGGGGTCTAATCCTGCTACTTGAAAACCTGCGATAGGTTGTGGTACACCAGCTCTACCTAATTTTCTTGCTTGAAAATCTGCTTCGCTCTCACCTGCTTGTTTAACAGCATTAGGATCTCCAAATGTTGATGTTAATAACTGTTTGCCTCTTTCCTCAATATAAGGCGCCAGTCTATTATACGTGATTATTTCTTCAGCCATTATGCTATTCCTACCCCTCTAGATGAATCTGGATCTAATCTATTCATTAAATTGTACATGGCTCGTGGTCCACCAGCATTTTCTACTGCTTTCGCAGTCATTACAAACTCTCCGTCACTCAGCATTGCAGGAACTAAATCATCTTTAGGTCCACCAGGCCCTGAGATCTGACCTTGTCTTCTTGGAAACTCTCCGCCCATGGCATATTTATCCATATACTCTAAGTCCATTATACCACCATCGGCGGCAAAAGACATTTGATAATTACTAGGCATTTGATTACCATACTGACCATAGTATGTATTTTTTGGATAAATGTTGTAAAAATCTTCGCCAGGTCCTTGTGGTTCATCTTCTTGTAATCCTTCATATAATAATGGTGCAGAAGCAGCACCTATAATACCTAAAGAAGCAGGATTAAATATGTTACCTTGTGCACCTTTCATGGCTAAATTGTAATTTTCTACATCACCAGCAGCTTTTGCAGTTTCAGCCATAGATTTATAATCTTCGACATTTTTACCAGCACTTTCCATTCCTAAATTTTTACCAAACTGACCATATTCTCCTGATGAAAAAATACCACTTTCTGGAGCTGGAAGATCTCCAAAAAGTTTACTTGTACCGAAAGCTTTACCAGCTCCGTATCCACCCAAACCACCAGCGATTACTTGACCAGCGTCTCCACCAGTTAATAATGGTACACCTGCACCAATCAATGCAGAATAAACGGGTCCTGCTCCCATGATACCAGCGATAGTGCCAGCGTATGGTGCAATACTCTTGAGTGCTTTCTTAGCACCTTTAAAAATCTTTTTTAGGAAGAACTCAGGTTGTCCTGTAACAGGATTGATTGAGTTAAAATTATTACCAACAATATATCTTTCAGGGTTAATACCCATGTCTAGCATTTGATTGAACAACATTGCTTTTAGTCTAGGATTAGAATCAAGAACTTCCATAGGCACAACAGTTTCACCTTCGGCAACGTGTGCGATATATGCGTCCTCGTATCTACCTAAATCTGCAATTTTAGAAACCTCGGCTTGAAATGACTCCAACCCTTTAGGTTCTGATTGTTGCATGCTATAATTCATGTTTAATTTGTTCCCCCGAATATATCCGGTATTTTGTTTACTTTAATTGCGACATCTTTTTGTATGTCTTCTTCAGTTGTGTCGGTGGCAGGATTTTGAACGTCTTTGATTGCTTCTTCTTCTGAGGCGTAGACTTCTCCTGTTTTGGCGTGTTTGATAGTTGTCTGTGTTTCAACATCTATCTTAGGGATTGTTTTCCCAGCAACCACGATAGTATCTTCATTTATACCCATTTTTTACTCTCCTTGCAATATTTATGTTATCTCTAAAACACTTATAATTATGTGTAAATCATTAGCGTTTTGTGCTGTTGCTTTAATAATTTCTGACTCTTTTGCTACTAATAACTCAGACAGTAATTCAGTAGATGTTTTAGCTGCTATAGACTTATCTTTTTCTAATGAAAAAACAGCAGCGGCACTATCTGTTAATGTAAGTGTTAAAGTACAGGCATTAGAGGCATCATCGTTAGAAACTCGTATGGATTTTATTAAAGCTGTTGTAGCTGTTGGCACAGTGTAAATTGTAGTAGCATCTGTGGTTGTAAGATCTACTTTGTAATTTGTATATACGTTAGGCATCTATGATAAAAACCAGCTTACCCTTTCATCCTCTTCTCTTAATACCTCTGGTGTATAAGTATTGTTAAGTAAAAATATTAATTGTTCTAATGTTTGTATTAAGGTGTTTTGTTGTTGTTGACTATATTCTTTAGATGCTTGTGGTAATCTTGGTATTTGTATTTTAGACATTACGATCCTCTCATTCCATCTGGTTTAATATCTAATCTTAAAGTTCCGTATCTCCAGTTATCATCTACAGCATCACTTTCAACTCTTACTGCAACTTGTCTACCTCTAATACGAGTATCTTGTTTCTTTGTAGTAGTGCTCATGTTAAATGCTCCGTGAGATTTTTGTGTTCCATTAGGATAAGGCCTAGATTTAATTGTTACATCTACTGTTCCTGCTTGTGATTTAAAATCTGGTATAATTCTACTGATAGACATAAATTGATCACCATCTGCAATGTCTACGTCACCTGATTCTATATGTGCATTCATAGCACTACCATCATCGTTTGTTCCACTTTCATGTAAGTAAACAAAAGTTCTACCTGCTTTTAATCCTGTAATTGTAGATATAGTTGCAGTTGTATCAGAAGCCTCAAACTCAGCAGCATAAGGATTATCATATGTTCCTCTATCAGCCCACGCACTTCTGGCCAAAGTTCCTATGTACCAGAGATTTTCTGCATAATTAAATACTACTACTCTGTCAATTTGACTAGAGTTAACAGAAGGATAAAACCACATTACTTCATTGTAATCTGTGTTAGCTGCACAGAATATATCTTGCTTCGCATTCTGATTTAAATCATCAAACACATAATCCTGTACTGTACACGGTATTTTTTGTACCGCACCATCAAATAAGAAGAAAGAGTCAGTACCCATCCAAAAAGATATACCACCCACATCTACTGCAGCATGTAAACCAATACATCCACAAGCAGAACCTAATTGATTAAAACCAAATGTAAAAGGAGGTCCTATAAACTGCATTTGATATAAAGCAGTATCTGTCCATATTAACACAGCACCTCTAGATCTAACAGCAGTCTGAATAAAATTACCATCAACAAGTCTTTTTGAACCTGCTGTGTTGGTCGCTGTAGGTGTCCAAACATTCTCAGCTTCTTGTCCAGACCATCTTAAAAACATATTATCTTGAGTAGAAGAGGTTCCTATGGTTGTCTCTGTACCAAAACAAATAACATGTCTGTCGTCACCTGAAACTAACATAAATCTAGTTTTTGTAGGTGCATTTGAAACATTTGTTGTAGAAGCTCTATTAGAAGATAATCCTCCAGAAGTGTCCCAATAAAACAAACCACCGTTAAACTGTAGTGCTAATACATCTTCACCCCAGTTGTCTAGCGCCCATTTGGCTGACTCCAAGAGAACACCCTGTCCACCTGTTAGACCTGATCTTGTTGAGTTCCAGGTAGATGCTCCCCATGTACCTGCACCCCAACCATAACCAAATAAAGATACAGCAGATCCTGTATTGATTTGATATGTTCCGTTGGCCGTGGACCCTGTAGCATCTGAACTAGCTGCAGCTTTCGCTTCAATAGTATATGTATTTGAGTCAGGAACAGTAAGTATTTCAAACTCACCTTGTAGATTAGCTGCACTAATACCACCTACTGCACCACTAACACTTGCTATACTTACAAAATCACCTATTAGAGCACCATGACTAGAGTCAGTTATTGTTACTGTTGTAGATCCATTTGTTGTGGCAAACTGCGTAATGTTACCAGTAGCAGTTGTACGAATAGGAGTTATATCTGCGTAATTATTTTCTGAATAAGCGTAGAGTTTTTTATTTGTGCCATAGATAGCATATTTAACACCATCAATACCAGAGTAAGTTAAAATAGCTCTTGTTGCACCCACAAGTGCATCACTAGTTACTTTTTCCCAACCACCAATTTTTTCAGGTAGTCCATATCTAAATCTAACATTATCACAATCTACCCAACGACCTTCTGCACCATACTCGGTATTTTGTTTATCTATACCTGGTGCTATTTGCAGTTTTGTTAACGGCATTCAAGCTCCTAGTTAGTAGCGTAGAACGGTATCCAGTAATCAGTGCCATTTATATTGACACGAATATGTCCTGTTAAAGATCCTACACTTGTATCTGTTGTAATACTTTTAGTTTGATCTGAAGCACTTGTGCCGTCAAATCTAATAAACTCTTGATCTGTATCATCTTGATCCAATGTTAAACAAGCTATAGCACCAGAAGAATTTGCTTGACTAACTGTTACTAGTGCACTTGTTGGTGAACTTGTACCAAATCCAATTTTATCCGCAGATCCATCTATAAAGAAAGCATGTGTTAAAGTATTTGTTTCTGCTCTAAAATCAACAGATGCACCTGATTCGTTAAAGGTAAAATTACCTCCATCTAAATCAACAGTGCTAGTAACTTTCATGCCTCCAACGACATGTAATTCTGTAGAAGGTGAGTTTGTTTTAATACCTACACGATCATTACCTGCATCGGTAAAGAATAAGTTGGCATCTCCATTACCTTCAATACGAAAATCTACGTCAGCACTTGACTCGTTAAATACAAAAGTACCCCCATCTAATGATGTGTTACCTGTTACAGTCAGTGTTCCGTTGGCCTTGATATTTCCTGCATCGTTCAAGACATCAAACATAGTAGATCCGTCAGAATATAAAATGTGTTTAGCACCCTGAACTAATTCTGTTCCTGTGCCACCAGCAGGTTTAAAGGTTAAAGTATTGCCACCACGAGTTGTTGCATCATCAACTATATACCAAGTCTCTACAGCCTCACAACTCATAGTTGTGTTACCTGTTAAAGTACCTGTTAATTTTATTATGGCATTACTTTGTTCATCAGTGGTTGATCCGTCTGTGGTTGCTAAAGTATCGGTAGTGCTCGCTACTGCAACGGATACGTATCCTTTGACTGCTGACTCTACTTTTTGTAAATTGTTATTTGTAATATTACCCCAGGTTCCAGAGTTTTCACCTGTGGCTTGTAACTCTAGATTAAGGGAACTTGAATATGTCGATGCCATTTTTTACTCCTAATCTGTTGAACCTGGTTCCACATCCACCCAGGTAATTGTCTGAGAATCATCTACTTCATTCCAAATAAAGAATGATGGATCACCCACACTAAAATTAATAATATTTTGAAACTTTTCACCAAAGGCAGTTTCATCTCCTAATCCTATAGTAATTTGTCCAGCAGTGCTAGTGCTAACATTAGCTGAAGCAGTTACAGTTTCCGTGCCTAAAGAAAAGGTAGAGGCTAAATTGGTGCCTGTTTGAGAAATTGCAACTGAAGTAATTACACTTTCATCTCCTAATCCAACAGAAAAAGATAATCCACTAACAAACGGTGATCCTACGTTTTGTACACCGCCTCCTCTGACAGATCCTATTGCAAACTCTGCTAATGCTCCGTGACCTAACATTTTATCTTGCCGTTACTGGCACTCCTTTACTACTAACAAATGGATGTTCTGCAAACGCTATGTAGACATAATTATTTGAAGAATTTGCATTAGATGCGTTTGCATTTCCTCTTAATTTAAAACCATTAGATAAAAAATCTCTTTCTGCGTGATGTTCTGCATCTGCATATTCTCTATCAGATGCATTTGGTGATAATTGTTTACCTGCTGGATTAAATGTATCTCTTGCACTATCCATAACAGTCCATTCAACAGTTCTATCAATTGCCTTAATTAAAACCCAAGCAGGTTTAAAGCCTGTATACACAAATGCTCCGTCTGTGCTTCCATTACCTTTATACTTGCCTATTTTAGAATATCCTTTTACAGAGTGAAAACAATAAGCTACAAAATTCTCATTGCCACTTTTATTAACTTTAGCGTCTACCCCTAATGTTACAACAGTTGAACTTGGACGAGTTTCATCCCAATATAAATTCCAAAAGTTATAAGAACTAACAGGTATTTCTGGTTCAGTAGATTCTAAATGAAGTGACCTAGAATTTGTAGTTGAGGTACCATTAAAAACTGCCCAATTATCAGCACTGTCTCTTCCCTTTATTATAACTATTTCAGGTGCTGAACTTAATCCGTGCCCAAATGTTGCTCCCTCAGTATTATTACTTACATAAGTCACAATACTAAATCCTGCGGTTGTGTTAGCTTGAACTGTTGAGGTAATACTTCCGTCTGTGTTAGACGAGGTAGTACCACCATTGGCTTTCCATTGCCATGCTACATAATTAACATCTCTATCAGGTTGATTTACAGATGCACCATTACCGATAGAAAAACCATCTGTGTTAAAAGAGGTAACTTTACTGGAAGTTGTGTATTCAGCTTCAGTAATGTTTGATGCAAGACCTTTAGTTACACCTCTTGATGAATCAAATAAAGAATGTGAGTGTGCTACTGTATCATTTCTTGGTTTTATCCATAACCAATCTGGTTTTAAGTCAGAGTTACCATCATTAGTTATTGTTTGTGAACTACTTCTATTACCTGTGTATAACTGTGCCTGAAAATGTGCTGAAGGGTCATCTATTGTTGTATATGCCATATTATTTCCTTATCCAAACTCCGCTAAATTTTTAGTGCATAGTGCAAAGTAACCTGATGGTGGTGCATATTCAAAGTTACCATGACCATTAGCATCTGCATTACCACTTGATACTGTATAAGGAGGACTGCCAAAATTACAAACATAATGAGGTTCATCACTTCCACTATCGCTACCATCTCTAACATAAAAGAAAAATGTTCTATCTGCGATTGTTAAATCATAGTTTACAGCATTACCTAATGCACTTCCTTGAAGATAAAATTGAACTGTTGGTGTAGAAGCGTCAACATCTAAAGCAATACCAACAATATTATCATTAGCTACTCCTGTTAAACTTGTTTGACTTGCACCATTGCTTCCACCATCATAGATTTGAATTAGGTCATCATTAGGTCTATATTCAACACCATGATTAACTCCTCCATGATTTGCATTTGAACCAACAGCATCAATAATTCCTAGTTGCGTTTTATGGTCATTACCATTTTTAATTTTAAATTCTGCATACCACTTTCCCGAACTAACTCCTATTGTAGATTGTACTCTACTTCTATTACCACCATTAAGACCAACAGCTTCTAAGTTACCCTCACTTAAAGTTATTCCTCCAGCAGGTGCAGGAGCATTTTCAACTGCTTTATCTAAAGGATTTAGTGTAGCAAAGTTATTAGTACAGGTATCTGTAGTTACATCTGTAGCTGCAAGATTAGTGACTGCAAAATGATTATCTTGACCAGATGTATCTGCACCTATACCACTAGCATTTTGACTTGTTCCTGTTTGTTGAAACTCTAAAAAGAAACCATTAGTGCCATAGCTTCCTGTGTATTCTTTTGGAATCCAAACTCCATTATCATCAAACTCTCCAAAATCTGTTTGTGCTTTTGCAGTGCCATCTATAAAATTTATTTCTGCCATGTAACCATCAAATGCTGCATAACCTATATTAAATTGTGCATCATTACCTATATCTAATGTATTACCATTATTGTTAAAGTCAGTATCTTCATTTTGGTCAAATGTGGTGTTGGCTGTATGTGATGCGACTGAACCATTTACATATAATATCACTCTATTATCAGCAGTTGAGTCTGTTGTATCTACTTTTAAAACTATATGATACCAAGCACTAGGGTCACGAAATACTGCATCTGATGTTTCAAAAACATCATAATTACTTCCGTTATATTGATGCCAAGAAATTTTATCAGAAGAATTAAAATTTAAAACAAAGTAGTCAGTATCACCACTTCCAGATATAATAATAACTTGATTGGTTCCTAAATTACCTCTTTTAATCCAAGCTGAAAAAGTCCAAGTATCTCTATTTCCTGCTGATTGTGTAATATTTAAAGATGCAGTATCATCATCATTAAATCTTAAAGAGTTACTTACTTCGTAACCACCACTTACTGAATTAGCACCTAAGATACTAACCATACTATACTACCTCGTCTGGAAACTCGCCTAAAGGTCTTGTTGTAATTTTACCATCACTATCTGTTTCATAAGTTAGTAAAGTTATTAATGCAGCTACATCTGAACAATTATCTATAGATGTTTCCATTGCATTGACTTTTGTTCTGACTGCTGCTCTGTATGTTGTAATATTACTAGGTACAGAATAGCTACCAACATCTGCAGCTTTGATGACATACCAATCTGTTTTTTCTAATAGTCCTGCAGCTTCTGTATTAAATTTATTTTTGTATTGTGTTTTAAGACCATAGTTAATTATTTGATTACCATCAGCGTCTTTTAACTTATCGCCATTTTCATCAACTGCATCTTCATCATTAAGTCTTTTAGCAGTTGCTGTTCCATAACTACCTGTTACTTTACCACTACCAAAGGCATAAGTAATATTTGTATTAGTATAAAACTCTTCGTTTTTTCTATTTGTTTCATCTATTTCTACAGTATAAATACCAATCGCATTTCTTTCTGCTTCGGTCCATAAACTATAAATAGTTCTAGGATATTGATTATCTCCTATTGTAATTCCTTTATTTCCTTTAGGGAATTGTGTGATTGTTCCTGATTCTACTAATGCAAACATATTTACTCCTATGATAATGTTAGGTTAAGATTTCTA